CGCCGGCGGCTGTTCGGCAGCAACGCGGGCGATTTCGCTCGCTCACGCGCTGGGCTTCCGGGAGTTCCATCTACACGGGTTTGACCTGTGCTACCGGGACGGCTCGGAGGGCAACGCCCTGAACGCAGAAAAAATCCGGGTTTCCATTCGGGACCGGGAAATCCATCAAGATCCGCAGGGGGAGTATTTGACCGATCTGGAGAAAATGGCTCAGGCGCAAGAGTTCAAGCACCTGTTCAAGACGGAAAACGACTTCTGCATTCATGGCGAGGGCATTCTGTCGGCTCTCCAGCCGCCGAAAAACACTCTGACGCTGGACCGCTATGCTTAGTCCCGATCTGAACCTCTCCGAAGAACAACAAAAGAAGATCGCGGGCGAAGCCCTCGAAGCGTTAAAGGAAGACAACGAGTCGCGCCAGGAATGGCTCGACATGCACGCCAAGTGGAAGAAGCAATTTTACCAGCAGGACGAGGCGGAAAAAGGGCCGTGGCAGGGCTCTTCTCAAGAATCTCTCCCGCTCCTCACGGAGGCTTGCGTTCAATTCCACGCCCGCGCCTACAAGGCGATGTTCCCGAACCGGAACATCATCCGGGCGATTCCCACAGTCAGCGGATCGCGGGAGGAGTTGATGGACCGCGCCCGCCGCGTCGGGAATCATATGTCCTGGCAGTTGATGGTTCAGGACCGCGCCTACAAGCGCAACGTGGACCGGATGCTGTTGGCCCTTCCATTGCACGGGTCGTTCTTCCGGAAGATCTACTTCCACGACCTCCTGCAGAGAAACGTGGTCGAGAATGTCCGCGCCGAAGACTTGGTCTTGCCCTACGGCATCGGCCCCAGAGAGATGGAGTCTATCGAGCGCAAGACGCACATCATCTATCAGTCGGTGAACGAGACGAAGATCCTCGCCGACGCGGGAAGCTACATCACCCACGCACTTCCGTATCGGGCGGACGACAGCGACCCGGTGAGAGACGCCGACGAAAAGGCAAGCGGTCAAACACCCCCGTCGGGAGAGATGGGCTTCGCGAAGATCATCGAGCAACACACGATTCTCGATCTGGACGAAGACGGCATTGCCGAGCCCTATATCGTGACGGTGGATTGCACGTCCGAAAAGCTGCTGAAGATCGCGCCGCGGTTCCTGCACGATGAAGACGGCGAGCCGGTCGATAACAAGCGGCCTTTGGAGTTCTTCACCCATTACGGCTACATCGAAAACCCGGACGGGGTCTACTGTCTGGGGCAGGGGCATTTGATCGGCCCGATCAATACCGCAGTTAACAAGCTGCTGCGGCAGATCGTGGACGCCGGCACCCTGGCGAATGTCGGCAACATGTCCGGCTTCATCGGCAATGCGACCGGCGTTCGCGGCGGCGAGCATGAGTTTGAGTTGGGCAAGTTCAAGCAAATCGACGCGACTGCGGACGATATTCGCAAGCAGATTTTCCAGTTTACGTTTCCGGGTCCAAACCCCGCGTTGGGGCAGGTCGTGCAGATGCTTATGAGCCGGTCCGACCGGCTCGCGACGGTCACGGAAGCCCTGACCGGACAGACCGACAAGGTCATACAACCGCAAGCCTTGATGGCGCTAATCGATCAATCCCTTGAGGTGTTCTCGACGGTTTACGAGCGGGTGCTTCACTCCTGGAGCATTGAATTGCAGATGCTCTACGACCTGAACGGGCGGCACCTCAACCAGGAGGAATATTTCGCGGTCAACCACGCCGACGGAACGGTGGATATGCAGAGCATTTCCCCAGAGGACTACGCGGCGGACCTGATGGTGATGCCTGCGGCCGATCCGAAGATGACAACTAAACGCCAGCGTTTTGCGCAGGCAGAGACCGAATTCAATTACGTGATGCAGAACCCGATGGTTCAGCAATCGCCAGAATATATCCACAACGCCTATCAGCGTTTGCTGGAAGCCATCGACGCCCAGAACATCGAGCAGATCAATCCGAAGGCGCCCGAACCTCCGAGGGAAGACGATCCCGAGAAGGAAAACATGATGGCGCTGATGCCCGAACCTCAGATCACTCCGGTTTATCCGGAGCAGGATCACGAGGCGCACATTCAGGCCCACCAGGAATTGCTCTTGGCTGAAGACAATCCGAACGGCGCGGCCGATCCCCTGGCCGGATACCGTGAGACCATGAAGCCGGAGCAGGTGAAGGCTCTGGAAAATCACATCCAGCAGCACATCGCCTATCTATACGGCGTGAACGAAGCGGAGATCCTGAATGAAGGACAAATGGCTCAGGGACCGGGAGACCCAGCAGTTCTTGAGGCGCTTGTTAGAAACATTTCCGGCGCGGGAGCAGGCGATATTGGCGACCTCTTGGGAGAAGTTAGTGAGATTGCAGGGGCGCAATGATGTTCTGTCTTGGGTCGAAGACTACTGTTCGCCCCGCGAGGATTCATGATTGCGATGCTGTTCTGGCTCTTGGGGAGAGGTATCGCCAGGAGAGTTTTATCTATTACCCGCCGATAGACCGGGACCGGGCGTGGGAAGTCTTTCGGACGATCATCGAGAATCCCGATCAGTTTTGCGCTTTTGTCGCGGTCGTTGAGGGAAAGATCTTCGGCTGGGTCCAGGGATATATTTCCGTGGTGATGCTCTACACGGACGAGCGTTCCGCGAACCTTGATCTGCTCTACGTTCTCCCGGAACACAGGACCGGATGGGGGCGGAAACTGTTCAATGAATTTCTGCGCTGGGGGCGTGCAAACGCCTCGCGCATCGTCGTTGGCACCGGCACCGGCATCGACCGGGCCGAAGTGCTGTTCCGCCGCGCCGGGTTCAAGTCCACCGGCAAGCAATACATGATGGAGGTCTAGGTGCCGCCCGCTGTAATCCCGGCCGTCATAGCGGCCGCCGCTACGATTGCGTCCACCGCCATCTCTTCGCAACTTTTGAAAAAGTCTAAAGCACCGGCTCTGCCCAAACCGACTCCAATCGGCCCCACGGTCGCGCCGGATATGTCCGGAAAGGAACTGGCCAGCGCGCGTCCGGCGGATAACTTTTCAGCGCCGAACTTTCTGAAAATGTCAGGGAGCATGACGCCGCTGCAGAAGCGGACTCAATTCGCGACCTTCGCCACACAGGGGAACAACTCTGCCTATAAAGACCCGGCTGCAAAGGACTTCTACAAGAAACTGGTCACATCGTCCCTGATTGACCCGGAAGGAAATATCACGGGCGATCCGACCCCCATCGAGCGCCAGTATGTCCAAAACGTGCTGGGGCAGGAAATCCGTGAACCGACCACCGAATCATTCCTGAGCGCGGTGCTACGAGCATGAACCTGGCCCATATCATTGGAAATCTTGTCACCGGCAAGAATCTGGCGATGCGCGAGGCCCCGACGCGGATCATGCCGCAAGAGGGCGATTTGGCCCTTGCGACCGGCTCGCTTGAAAATGCCCCAAATGGAGGGGTGGGGGGAGTGGACCTGTTGTCCAAGCGCCCCGGCTAACTGCCCATTAAAGACGGCTTCGCGGGCATGACGCCCCTGCAAAGCCGCACCAAGATTGCGTCTGGCGCCCTGCAAGGTCAGGGGGAGTATTTGGCACCCGATATGCAGGACTATTATCGGGATGTTGCCTTTTATTCCCTTCTCGATCCCCAAGGCAGTCCAGCCGCAAACGACGCCATCGTTCCCATCGAACGCCAGTACGTCAAGAACGTGCTGGGCCGGGGCACTGGCGACACCGTCGAGACATTTCTGCAAGCCCTGATGAGAGGATAGATGCTCAAGCCCTTGTTTGCTCGCGTCGTAATCGAACGCGAGACCCTCAAGCATGGCTCGATCATCATTCCGGAAGACGCTGGCAAACGCAACGCCCCTGCCAAGGGCATTGTCGTGGCCACGGGTCCGGAGTGTGACGAGTCGATCCAAGTCGGACAGTCCGTCCTGTTCGGTCGCTATGCCGGCGACTGGTTCGAGGACGGGGACCGGGAGGTCTATGTCTGCCAAGACGAAGACATCATAGCGGTGATCGAAGATGAATGAGGAAGAAGTCCAAGAGACTCCCGAGACCCCAGAAGAATCCAAAGAACAGCCACAAGAGCAGCGGGAAAAGCCACAGGGCTACGACCCGGTGGATTTGTCCGACCTTCCGGAAGAGAAGGCCGAGGCGATCAAGCATCGCATCGATTACCTCTACGGGCAGGTCAAGCGCGGGGAAAAGGACTGGGAAGTTGCCCAGGACCACATCCGCCGTCTGGACGAATCGCTGCACAAGGTGTCCGGCCGATTGGGGCACATCGAAGAAGAGAAGTCGGAAAACGACCTCGCCACGCTCCGCCGCATGGCGGTGGATGCGATGGAAGAGGGCGAATACGACCGCGCGCAGGAAATCAACGAGCGCATCCTTGAACTGAAGATTTCCCCGAAAGAGGAAAAGCCCAAGGAAGAACCGAAGGAAGACGTTCTGCCGCCGCAGACCCAGGAGGCATTGACCCGCTGGGCCTTGGAGACGGACGAATCCGGCAAGCCGGTCCGCCCTTATGTGGACGCGACCCACCCGGACCATCAGAAGGCGATTCAGAACGCGCATGAAATCTGGAACGACCCGGTTGCCCGCGCCAATATCGACACCATCGACGACTTCTTAAGAATTCTGGACAAGAAAATGCAGGGCGCCAAGGCTCCGGCCGTTGCGTCCACAAGCCCGAATTTCCGCCCGAAAGCGAACAAGAAAATCGAGTTGACCGAAGACCAAAAGCGGATTGCGCGCAAACTCGGCATTGGCGAGGAGCGTTACGCCGCACAGCTAAAGGCCATGAGATAATGCCACGCAAAGCAAATACAGAACAAAAGAAGAAGGGCCGCTCCAGTTGGAAGCCCGCCAGCCTCCTGACCGCCGACAAGTTGCCCGGACACCGCGCCCGGTGGCTGTCCAAGGACGCAGCGAACCTGGACAAGAAATTCCGCGAGGGCTGGCAATTGGTTAGTTCATTGAATGAGAAAGCCAAGCACGACAACCCCGAGACCATTCAAGACGGAAAGCCGTTAACCAGCGTCACCGAATATCGCGAGCTTGTCTTGGCCGTGATGCCGGAAGACCTGGCCCAAGAGCGCGACGAGTACTACCGAGACCGAACCAAGAACCAGACCGTGGGCCTGCTCGACGATGCGAAGAAGATGCAGCGTGAAGCGGAATCGCGGGGGGCGAATACGCCCGATCATCTCAAACCCAAAATAACCATCGAATGAGGTAGCACATGGCGAATCAGCCACGCGGCCTTGTCGCATCTCGCACTCTCGACGGCCGCGCGCCGAATGCTGCGCGTCTTTACCGGACGCACAGCAAGAACACTGCGCGCATCTGGTCCGGCGATCTTGTGTACTTGGATGCCGACGGCGCCGTTCAGTCCTACACCGCAGCAGCTTCCGCGAATACGCCCATCCTGGGCGTCGTGGACGCGGTGTATGATCGTTCAGGCGGTCACCCGAAACCGAAAACCCATGCTTTGCCCTCGGGCATTGCCGGGGCCGAAGTGTCGGCTGACTCCTTCATCGCGGTTCACGACGATCCGGCCATTGTCTTCGTCGGCATGGCGGACGCTTCGTCCGGTCAGACCGACATCGGCAGATATGCCTCGGTATCGGCTGGCACTCCGGTCACTGCGGCCGGGCGTTCCGGCGCGGTCATCAAGAACTCGTCCACCGAGGCTTCGGCTGGCGGCGGCGCGATTCTGAAGATCGTCGGTCTTGCTCCCAGCGAGCTTGATCGCACCGGCGGCACGAACAACGACATTGAGGTCGTGATCGCGCATCATCACTTCAACACTGAAGCCAACACTCGCTAGGGAGGCGGAATATGACGACTTCTACCGGCAATTTCGCCGAACTTTTGTGGCCTGGGATCAAGGAGATCTTCGGCCACGAGTATAGCTCCTATGAGCCGCTCTACGAAAAGATCTTCGAAAAGAAGACCTCGGACAAGGCTTATGAAAAAGAGCAGGGCGTCACGGGGTATCCCCTTGCCGGCCTAAAAGATCAGGGGGCTGCTGTCAGCTTCTTCGATCTGCTCCAGGGGTTCCAGAAGGAGTATGTGAACGTCACGTATGGCGCGGGGGGCGTTGTCACCCGCGAGATGTACGAAGACGATCAGTACAACTTCATCAACCAGATCCCGCGTATGCTGGCCCGCTCAATGCGGGAGACGATGGAGACCACGCACTTTAACGTCCTGAACAACGGTTTTTCTTCGGAAACCGCTGCGGACGGCTCTTCGGTCTTCAACGCGACCCACTCCCTGGTGGGCGGCGGGACTTTCCGCAACCAGCTTCAGACCTCGGCTGACCTGACCGAGACTTCGCTGGAGCAGGCGTGCATCGACATCTCGGACTTCGTGGATGACCAGAATCTCAAGATTCGCGTCTTCCCGCGCAAGCTGATCGTGCCGACCGCGCTTCAGTTTGTTGCGGCGAAAATCCTCGAAACCACCCAGAAGGTGGGCAGCGCGGACAATGACGTGAACGTGGTTCGCGGCATGATCCAGGGCGATGCCATCGTCTCTCCGTATCTCACGGATTCGGACGCGTGGTTCATCGGCACGGACTGCCCGAACGGCCTCGTCTGCTACGAGCGCCGCGCGGCCGATCTGGCCCGCGACAACGAGTTCGCCACCGAGAACCTGCAGTTCAAGGTGACGGCGCGTTGGTCGCAGGGCGTGACGGACCCGCGTGGCATCTTCGGCTCGCCTGGTGCGTAGCCACTGACGGGGGGGCTTCGGCCCCCCCGACCTTTCTTGAAAGGACAGGAAATGGGTAAAACGACTTTCTCCGGTCCGGTTCGCACCGGGCAGGACAACGGTCAGGCTGCCAACACCATTGGAACCTTGATCGCATGTCAGGAAGCCACCGTGGCGTCGAACACGTCCGGCGCGTCTTCCATCGTTATTCCGAAGAACGCGGCCCCGACCCACATCGAGTTGGTCGTGGAAACCGCCGCGTCAGCGTCTGGTGGCGAAGGCCCGGAAATCACCTTCCGGTTCGGCAATGCCGACGACGTGGACTATTTTGGCTCCATCGGCGCATCGGCTGCCGGCCTCTACCACATCAACGATTACGCGGTCTCCGCGCGGTCGTTCGTGGATGCCGTGTCTTCGGCCATGCGGGTTTGGATCGATGCAACCACAGCCGCGACCGCTGGCATTGAACTGTCCAAGTTCGACGGCCTGGCGCGCGTCTACTACATCCAGAGGTCGTAATGCCGGTATCGGTCACGAAGACGGTGGAGGCTTCGGCCTCCACCCATAGCTGGATTCCGCTCAATGTCTACGAGCCGGACGCGCTGACTCGGATCTCCGTGACCGCGCCGAAGGATCTCGAAGCCAAGGTGGAATACACTCTCGATAATCCGCTTTCGGTTGCAAGCGCCGCCGCAATCACGCTGATGACCATCAACGGATCGGCCGGGACGTTTTCGACTGCCGTTGGATCGCCCGTCTACGCGGTGCGCCTCAATGTCACGGCAGCGTCGGGCGGGACTCCGGTGTTCCGCGTGTTGCAGTCGGGCAGGTAATGCCGATCCGCAACCGCCATCGGGTGGGCGACCACCTGATGATGGACGACGAGTCCGGGCTTGTTCACTACCGCTCGGAAATGGTCGAGCGGTGGGACGGGTTGTGGGTTCGCCGCGATCAAAACGAAGTTAGAAATCCGCAAGAGTTCGTGCGCGCCCGCTCCGATCCAAGAGCGATTCGCGGCGTACGCCAAGAACCAGCCGTAGGCGAGGTGTGCTTGTTCACGCCCCCCACGGTTGGACAAACGAATGTCCTCACGCCCAAGACCGTCGGCACGAATTTCGCCACCCTCGGCGAGATGGCGGTCGGCGGGTCTTGTGGTCCCTTCTTCGTTTATGACGTGAGCCAGATATGACGGCACAATCCAGGGCCACCCTAAAGGCGAAGTTCGAGACGGGGGATACTCCCACCGGGACGGACTATGCCGATTTGATCGATTCCTCCGTCAGCTTGGTGGATGCATCGGCGCAGACCGTGGCGTCCAACCTTGTCATCCCGGAAGCCATCATCTCCCGTGTGTCGGCTTCTGACGGCTATTTCGCCGGCACCGTTTCAGCGGCCTCTGCCGTCATCGACGCTGCGACCGTTTCCGCGCTCACTGTGGTTGGGTCGGTTACTGTTTCTGGCGCGGTCTCTGCCAACGCGGTTTATGCGGAATCCATCAACGCCTCCGCTTTGACGGTGGATACCATCGCGGCCCAAGCGGTGCAGGCTTCGACCTTGGGGGTGGCGACAGTTTCCGCCGGCGCTTTGATTGTTGTTAACAGCGTGCGCCTGAACAGTGCGACCACCGCCGCTGCTTCGGTTGGGGGCGGGGAGTCCCTGCCTGCCTCCGTGGCAGGTTACATTGAAATCAACCTGAGCGGCACCGAATACGCCGTTCCATACTACAAGATCAAATGACCACAGGGCTCAGAGACACCGCGCTCAATATCGTAAACCGCGTCCGGCGCAAGCTGGGCTATAACGCGGTCACGGATTTCTCCAGCAAAAACGCGCGAATGCTGTTGGAGATGCTGAACGAAGTCGTGTCAGAAGTGTCCGACGAGGGCGATTGGCCGGAGATGTATCGCGAGGTTTTCGTGACCGCGTCTTCGTCTGTCGGAGAGTACGAAGTCCGGGTTTCCGGGTTAGTCCAGAGCGTCTATGAGATCGGGTTTCAAAACCAGATCGCGGCGCTGGAGCCGAGGGACATCAAGGATCTTCGCTTGTGGCAGCGGCTTGGAAATACTGGCGAGCCGCGTCAGTTCGCCATTGTCGGGGTCAATGCGTCGTCTGGCAACCCGCTGTTCCGGGTCCACCCGATTCCTGGGTCTTCACAGGCTGGCGAGACGTTCGATGTTGCATACTATCAGAAGCCGGAAGCCCTGACCACGGCGCAGGGGGGCGTCACGGTTCCGTTTCCGTCGGAACTTCTGTTCAAGGGCCTCTACGCAAAAGCCCTCTTGGAAGAAAACGGCGGTGAACGGTCAACCGAATATCAGACCGCCTATACCGAATATATCCGGGACCGCCGCGAAACCCTTCGCAGATTCACCGCTGACACCGGGTCCGACATCTACATCATCCCGAGATTCCGATGAGAGAGGCGACCTACTCGATTGCCTCGAAGGGGTTGGCGACCTCTTTCAACGAAGTCGAGACGCCTCCGGAATATGCCCTGTCTTTCCGCAACCGTTATATCAACGCGGCCGGCGGCGCGGAAATGCGCCAAGGCATTGCGCAGCTTGGCAACACCGTGTCGGGCGTTCCGAATCTGACCGGCGTTCATGAATTGATTAAATCGGACGGGTCAACGGTTCTGTTCGTTTCCGGGCAGGGGAAGATATACCGGCAAGACGGCAATACCTGGACATCGGTCAAGTCCGATCTGGACAACGGCGCGCCCCTGAAATCCGTGCAGTTCGGCGAGAAGCTGATCTTTGCAAATGGCGTGGACCGAAACTTCTACACCGAAGACGGAATGACCTTCACCGAGTTGAAGGCTCGCATTATCGCGGGGTCTCTCACGGGGGTTTCCGGGGCGTCCGACCTGACCACCACGGCGACGGACGGAAATGTAGGGAATTGGGTCGCCGAGACAGACGTAGCGGTCAACGACATTCTCTACAACGCGTCGCGCGATGCCTACGCAGCGATCACGGCGGTGGTGAGTGCTGCGGCGACGGCTGACACGGCCATTCAGTACACCACGATGAGTTCTGGCGCTGCTGGCCTGGGGTTTACATCAACGAATCCAGAAGCAGGCGATGAATACGAAATCATCGACATGGTGGAACTGAACATCATTCCTACCGACCTTGACGATGACAATCTGGCCGTGGCGACAGGAGATACGTCGGCGGCCGGGGTTGCTGTTTCCGGGGTTACCTGGACCGGCACGCAAATCAAGCCCGGCGATTGGATTCGCAATACCACCCGCGCTGCGGTGACTCAGGTCACAGCCGTGGGGTCTGCGATGCTGGGGGTTCACGGAATCGCGGGTCAGACGGCGGGCGATTCGCTGCTGTTCTTTAAGTCCGCCATGCCGATTTCCAAGAACCTTCATACCCATTTCGGGCGCCTGTATCACATCGATGCACGAGACCAAAGAAAGGTCCGGTTCTCCGGCCCGAACGATCCACAAGACATGTTCAATGGCGGCACCATTGACGCCTCGACGCTCAAGTTTGGGGAGTTGCAGCCGACCGGCGACATCGCCGTTGAGATGGCGTCTTATCAGCGGTTCTTCGCGATTGGGGGCAAAAAGAACCTGTTTTTCTTCGCTGGCACCGATCCAGGAGAGGGCGGGGATTTCGCCCCGATTGGCTTGTTTCCTCAAGGTGTCGTTTCGCAGAACGGCATGGTCTCGATTGGTAATGACATCGCGTTCGTGACGCCGGACGGCGTGCAGACGGCCTCGCTTGTTGGTGACGCCTCGACACTTGGTCGCGCGAACATTTCCGAGGCGATCAAAACCACTTTGCGCGACTTGATCGACATTACGGGGACCGTGCGGGTGTTTCATTATCCCCGGCGGTCGTGGTTCGTTTGTCAAGTCGGCTCGGAACTGTATGTGTTCAACTACACGGCATATTTCGGGCAGGACGGGCTATCCTCTCGCGCGGGCGGGACTCTCTCTGCCACGCAGGGGTCGTGGTCGGTATTTGATGGACCCTTTGCCCGTCAGTCGGCTTATTTCGTGCGTAACAACGGCGATCTTCTTTGCGCTGGGCCGGGCGGGAAGGTCTTTCAGTTTGACGCGGAGGTTTTCCAGGACGACGGAGAAGATTACTCGACCGAGTATCAGACCGGCTGGCTGACGTTGAGCGAACCGCGGAAATCGGTGCGCCGGAAGGCGGGGAAATATATCAAGCCGCTGATCGATGTCGGCACGGAAATTGCTTACACGATCAAGGCGGAATCCGGCTGGGGGTTCGACTCCGAGGACGAAATTGTCGCTACTGCGGCTGGGGGCGGGTCGATTGGCACCCAGGAAATCCCGTCCGAGATCGGCGGGTCTGGGATCATCAATGAGAAGTTGCCCCTCCGGTGGAGGGGTGAAGTCGTTCGTTTGACCTTCACGACGCCAGGCGGCAGGGGGCCAGATATTTTGTCTCGATACACCATCTATCACACGATTCACGGAATGCGCTGATGGACTTCACCGCACTGATCCAGACCATTCCTGCCCTTGCCAAGCTAGGGGCGGGCTTCGCTGCCTCTCAGAAAGAATATCCGTATCCGGCGGGCATGGACCAGGCCATGCAGGCGCTTGCGAATGCGAACGCTTACACGTCCGATGCGATGAATCCCAACTCCGCGAATTTCAAGAATGTCGCGGAGGGGGAGCGGCTTGCCGGTCGGCTCAGTTTGATCGACGCGATTCGCACCATCGTCAGACAGAACAACGTCGCGGCGGCGAAGGGTATCGGGCCGGTTTCGATCAACCCGGAACGGAGGGATGAGACCGTTTGGAGAGCCCTGACGCGCGGGTACATGGACAATCAGGTTGCAGCCCGGAATCGGGCGCGCGAGTTCCTGTTGAACGCCGCACGGGCGTCCCGACAGAACGCCGCCGGCTACTCTCCGATGATGGTCATGGGGGATCGGGTAAATGCGTTCAACCGCGCGTCGAGCATGGGAGGGACTAACGCGCTGCTGACCGGAATCGAGAGGTTCGCCAAG